TGAAACGCCAATTTTCATCCGTACTAGTGTTAGCAATTTTTAAACTAGCAAATCTAGCTCTAGCTCTTGTGTCTACTTTTTTAGTTGATCCAGTTACTGTGAACGGTCCTAAAGGAGACGATACTTCTGTATCCGTTGGAAAATCTCTTAGTAAAATTGTTACTTGAGCATTACCTTGTATAGTTTTAAAATCAGGTACAAATCTTCTCATGCTCATAAAAAACTCACCATTTGTTCCATCAGGATTTAAACTAAAATCTCCAGATTCTATAAAAGCTGGAATTGCAGTTTTATTACCAGCTGTGTCAACTTCATTAACACCTTTTTCATGTTCAAAATATTTAGTTGAACCATTTATATTTGTAACACCTTGTACAGTTGGAAAAGAACCTACACCAGTAGAATTAAATTCTGTAGCATAAGGATTTTCAAAAAGATTAGCGTCTACCCAAGTAGTTCTTGATAAAGATCCTGTTACCCACGTGTTATCTTGATAATTATAACAAACGTATCGGTCATTAAAAGTTGATGTAGATTGTGGATAATACCAACAAATTTCTTCATATAAATGATTTAAACCTGCATAGACGGATTCACCCGCAGAGTAATTTACTCCTAAATTATTTCCATTTTTTGTTGTAAAAACAAAATCCTCAACTGCGCATGGTAGTGATTTAACTGTACCGTCAAACATAAAAAACCCTCCAGACTCTCCCATCCAAAACACTACACCATTAACAAATTTCATAGCATGTTGTCCAATACAACCACAATTAGAGCCAACTTGTCTTACAGAAAATGTAAATGGGGGTCCAACAAATTGCATTACGTAAGCTGCATTATCAGTTAAAATAAAAGTATAATCTTTACCTTTTACTGCTCCAACAATTTTTGTTCCTGAATCAAGTCTAAATGTACCTGCAGTGTTAACAGATGTTGGTGTATAATCGCTTATGTTTTCTTGATCTGAAAATCTTATAAATAATTTATCTTGTGTTCCAGGACTTCCGATAGTTGTTTCAGTTCCAAGCATAACTAAATGTCTATCTCTATCTGAAACTAGTGACATAACAGAAGCAGTAGGCGCGTTTGAAATTACAACAGCTCTTGTGTTTAAAGCATTTGAATTAGAATTAATTGGGTTCCAAGAAAAAGATTGACCATTTTTAATTGTAGCTATTAATTGTTCTCCAAAATTATCTAAAGACCATGATGCAGGATCTACTGTCAAAGTTTGAGATAATGATTCAATACCCCAACCAGTGAAGACTTCAACTCCAGCTCCGCTTGAGTGAGCAGATCTTGTGCCAGCTGCAGCTCTTGTAATACCAGTAAGATCATTTGAAGAAATTCCTGTGTATGAAATAAATTCTGCTCCAACTTTTATTGTTCCTGTTGATGGAAATCCTGTCGTGGATGCAAGTGTGATTGAAGTACCAGATCCACCAGTTCCTGCAGTGTCGTCTAACAAAGCTCCATTCAATGTGCTAAAAACCTGTTGGCCACCACCCCAAAGTCCTGTACCCCAACCAAATCCAAATGTTGAACTTAAAGCTCCTGGCTTTATATATGGTGTTACAGTTGCAGATCCTGATCCGTTGACCGTTGTCCCTGCTGCGCTTGCCATGGTTATAGTAAATTCATCACTTCCAGGCACAGTAACCACTTGAAAAGGATTTGTTTCAAAATCAGATGCAACATATCCTGCTCCTGTCGGTGGTGTTACGGATGAAAATAAAAAAATATCTCCAGGCTCTAAACCATGTGCCGATTTGTTTACAGTAACAGTTGCTGAAGTATTAATTGTATCAAAAGTACATCCGGTTAAAGCTGTGCCTAACGGAGTTATATCAAAAAAAGCACCTTCATAATAAATGGCTAGGATTTTATTAGTCCCTATTGCAGCATATTTTCTTCCGTCTAAATCTGCCCAAATAAATTGTTCTCTTGCTGCTCCAATTAAAGTGCTTTCTAGAATTTGTTCCCAACCCCCTATTTTTTCTGGAAGTCCATACCTAAACCTTACAAAGTCACCATCAGTCCATTTTCCTTGTGCTCCGGTCTGTGTGACCTGTTTGTTAAATCCAGGGGCTATATCTACTTTTGTCAAAGGCATGCACGTATTATACCATAATCAATCTTTCTTCTCTATTCCTTCTATAATAGTATCCTCTTTAGTAGGTAAATCACGTAATTCTTTTCTAAACTTCATGTTAAATTCGGCTACTATTCTAACCAGAACATTACCAAAATGTTTTAAAGTAGTATCTGGTAAATGAAGTTTACTTGATTTAGAAATTATTTCTTTTTCTTCTTTAGAAAAAATTATATCACAAGAACCGTTTTCATACTGATGAAATTTCATTATCTTATTCTTGTGCCCCACAAAGTTCTTTTATCTCTATTCCATTCTTTGTTTGGTCCATTTGCATCAACATAGTGCATAAAAACTTGTGCATGCCAATCTCCTTCAAACTCCTCTCTCCAATGTGGAACTTCACATCCAAGATATATAGCAGCATCTCCTACTTCTAACTCTAATGGTGTTCCATTCATAAAAATAGGCCACTTAGTTCCATCAGATCCAATCATAGCTGTAACACTAACTTCACATGCAGGTCTATCTGTATGTTTTTTTAAATCTGCAAATTTAGTATACATTCTCCAAAAAGCATAAGTTGGATGAAGTTTAAGATTTGTTTCTTTTTCCATTAAATCAAATTTAGTTAATAAAAAAGATTCCATTAATGGATCAGCATAGAACTTAGTATCTTGATTATCATTCTGCCAATAATCGAATTGGTCAAAATTATTTCTATGTCTAATAGTGCAATATTTTTGTAAAACTTTTATTTCATTGTTATCAAAAAAGTTTTTAATTATTTTATATTTTTGATCTTTTATAGTGCCCATGCTACCACCGAATATCTTGTTCCTTTTGTTACTGGTTTTACGCAATGAGGAAACAAAAAAGGACTTGGCCAAACTATTAATCTATTAGCAACAGTTTCAATTTTCATTTCATCACTACCATCAGGATTTCTAAAATACAAATTACCGTTTTCATAATCATTATTTAAAAGTAAAATACAACTCATAGTTCTTGGAACAGTCGCAAAATGATCATAATGCCAATCATAATGATCTGACTCTTCGTATTTTAAAATACCCATATCAATTATCATATCATATTTGTAATTAATTAAATTTAAATCAAACTTATATTTATTTAAATATTCTTGAAACACTTTATACAAAAAATTATGCCAATGAACGTCTGTCATAGAATTAGATGTATTTGATAAATATTTTGTTTTTGTGCTTCTAATTTTTGTGTTAACTATATCATTATCAATTTTTCCTACATCAAAATTACATGTATTTGCAAATCTTAAAATATTACACAAAGCTTTAATAGGAATTACATCATCGTATATTTTAATAAATTTTTTTAATTCCATTTTTTTTTATTCCAATATTTATTTTTGTAAATATGAATACTCCTTAAATGATAAAATAAACCAGGTTCTCTCATTTTTTCAGTTGAAACACCTTTTATTTCCATTTTCCAAGAATCTCTTTTAAAAGGTATTACTTGCACCATGGGAGTGCCTTTTTCAATTGTAGTTTTAAGAGTTGGGTATTTATCACCATTCATAACAAATGGAAAATTAATTTCTATATTATATGTATCAGTATCAACTATTCCAGGAATTACTGAAAATCTATCGTCTTGATTATTCATAGGGGGTAGAAAAAGACAAGAATATCCTGGAGGTGTTTTTATTCTCCAAGGATTACTAAATTTCATTAAAGGTAAATTTTTATTTTTTTCTAAATGTGGAGAACCTTCTACTTGTTGTGTTGGATGTACATCAGGCGTTGGTTTTAACAAATTAATACCTTTTGCGTGCATAAGAGCACTATCTAAATCCATGACATGATAAAAACTATCAAGCTGCCCTGTTTCTTCATTTAAAACATTATGATTAATATTTATATCTTGAGGAACTTTCATAAGATATCCAGCTGTCATAGAATCTAAAAAAGGCATGCAACCTTTTACTGTTTTTCTGTCGTGAGTATGAATTAATTTTTTATACCACTCAGGTATATTTAATTTAATAGGAATTGGGTGATCTTCTTTTAAATCAACATAATCTTTAAGTGAAATAAATTCAATTTTTTTGGAAAACATAAAATACTTTTAACATTTTGTATGTAAAAGTAAATCTACAATAATTCGTATAAATTAACTACAGTTTGTCCTTGATCACTTACGTATTTTTCTAAAGAAGTGTTTAAAGGTGTTATAGAAGAAACATCTATACTATTAATATAATTTTTATAATTCGTTACAGTAGAAGCAAATGGTTTGCTGGAATTACCTGAAAGCCAAACATCAATCTTTTCTGTAACTTTTGATATTTCTGTGTTTAACTTTTCCTCTGAGTCATAATTATAAGTAACATCAAAATAAGTTACATTTGTTCCATTCTTTGAAACAATACCTTTAACACCTAATTTAATATTGTTAAAATCATCATCAGAAACATCAATAATATCAAATTCACTTTCATCCCAATTTTTATTGTTATCAATGTGAGATTGATCATTTGCAATAAACGAAAGCACACCTTCAACTACATTATCAGAATCTTTTTTAAAAATAAATTTAGCCATTATTAAGCTCCTGTATTTTCATAAATAATTAAAAAACCTGCACTTCCACCTTGTCCAGGTTGGTTATCTCCAGTCGCACCTGTTCCTCCAGATCCATAGTTTTGACCTGTTAAATAATCTCTATTTGGAAGACCTACAGTAGTTCCAGGACCATTTCCTGTTGACCCTGGGTTTCCAGGATTGTTCAATCCACCATTTCCACCAGTTCCACCATTAAATGTAAAAGCATTTGCAAGGTTAGTTGCATTACCAGCTCCTCCGGCATTTCTTTGTGGTCCAGGGTTTCCACCTGTTCCAATATTATATGGTTGTGAAAAAGGTGCAGAAATAGGAACACCTACATAACCAAATCCACCATTACCGCCATTACCACCTTGTCTTCCAGGGTTACCGGAGCCACCTCCGCCTCCGCCCCCGCCATAAGCGTAGCAACCCAAAAAAGTAGCATTGTTGTTAGCCGTAAAAGTTCCAGGGTTACTTGTAAATAATTTTGGTTCAAAACCTCCACCACCTGCTGATCCTGAAGAAGCGGCAGTTAATCTTCCTTGTGCATCTACAGTAATTGTTGCTGAAGTATATGTACCGGCAGTCACAGCTGTGTTTGCTAATTGATCTGCACCAACAGCATCATCAGCGATTGCAGCTTGTACAACAGCATCGTCAGCGATAGCAGCAGACACAACAGCATCGTCAGCAATCTTAGCTGAGGTCACAGCATCATCTGCAATAATTGCAGTGGTCACAGCAGACGCTTCTAAATTAGCTGTCGCAATCGTGCCACCTAAAGTGTTTAAAGATATTTCGTTTAAATTAGTCCCATCTGAATATGCTGCAAAAATTTTAGAACTTGCTGCTCCTGCAACAGTTGGAGAAAAACCAGTTCCTGATGCAGTTTTGATTGTAAGATTATTTGCATTTGTTAATCCTGAACAGTCAAAGATATAAAATTTTTCTATCGAATCTGGTATAGTACAAACTGTGCTCGCTGCAATTGTTGCAGTTGCAAATTTAATTACTAAATTTCTTGCGTTTGATATTGCACCGTCAGACATTGTCAATGCAACAGTGCCTCCAGAAGATAATGTAATTTGTTCAAAACCAGCTACAGCTTGTTGAATTAAGTTTAAGTTTGTGTTTGTTTTATCACCCCATGTACCAGCGTTTTCACCGGTTGCCATTAGCTCTAGTTTAAGATCACTTGAATAACTTGATGCCATAAAAAATTCTCCTTAATAATTTAATATTTTACAT